CAGCATAGATGTAATCGCCAATATCTTCAGCAGTAATCTTCTTGTTTGCAGTTGCCGAAGCATCATAAACAAGGAACTCGTCCGCATCAGCAAGTGATGTCAGAGCAGTAGCACCAGTAATATCAGCAACGATACCAACTGTATTGTCTGTAATGGTTGTCTTGATACCAGCAGTACCAGCAAAAGTCAGCGTTCCGCCTGTCGCGAACGAATCAGTATTAGGAACTCCTTGGTTGTCGCTGATTGTGAATGATGACGAAGCAGGAGAAGCGAATGCGAGTTGACCTGAACCGTTTGTGGTAAGGATCTGACCATCTGTACCGTCTGCGGTTGGAAGGATCAGAGTAAGGTCAGCGGCAAGTGTATCAGCCGCCTTCAGAGTTACTTTGTTGGAACCATTATTTGTTCCTTCAGCAAAGGTTGCTTTGCCACCAACTGTTGCAGTTGCATCCACAAGACGGGCATCAACCTTGTCTGTGAAATACTTACCACCAACAGCATGAATTGCGGCAGTTCCGCCTTGCACTGACTCGATGTATAGTTTCGCACCTACGCCGCTATTGCTGGCGTCCTGTGCATAGGCCATTTCGCCTTCTAGGAGATCAGTGGTTGCAGGAGCAGTTACGCCTGAACTTCTTTTAATTTGAATAATTGTTGACATTTTAGACTATTCCTTTTTGGTTATTGTCTTTATTATTAATACGTTCCGCCATCAATTGACGAAGGTGCAACGGTGGTGGAAGGATCTACTGCTTCCCATTTTAGTGTCTCTGAGTTATAAATCAATGTATATCCATCCTGTAATCCTGCTGCGTCAACATTCGCCAAAGTCTCCACCTTTTGTGAACCGCGGCCGCTAACTATACTCGTATTTATAGTTTTAGAATTTGGAACGGTTACTTTTATAGCCATTATTTTGTTACCTCTGGATTAACTACTACAATTCCTTCGAGAACTCTGATAGTTTCTTCATCACTCACCACTTCAATATCGTAAACATATCTTCCTGCTTTAATTTCGGAAGTTTCTTCTGCCGTCAAAGATATAGTTACTTCTCCATCTAAGGGAGAAGTAATAGCGGCGGTAAAATCTATTGCGGTGTTTGTATAAAAAGACTTGCGCATCTGAGATGCGGCAGTATAATCAGAGAGATCCTTCGCATCTCCGTATTGATCACTGACTTCTATAGCAAAACTAAAGGTCGTTCCTTGATCAATATAAATATTTTGAACCTGCGCCATAAGAACCCTTATAAATGTATTTGAACTTATTTATAATTTTAGGTGAACTATGAAAACGATATTGATGCTAAAATATGGCACAAAATATTCCAAAGAAGATGTAGATCGTATCATCGAAGCCACTGGTGGCAAGTATAATTACGCCTGTATAACCGACGATACTACCCTCGATCCCAGAGTTAAAATAATTCCATTACCAGAAGATGTTGACGGGACTTTCATTAAAATATGGATGTATGGTCTTGAAGACTTGGGTGATGTTCTTTACTTCGACCTTGATATTAGAATACAAAAAGATGTCGATAATTTATGGAATTATCTTGACGAACGCCCAACTATATGCTATACTTATTGGAAGGATATAAGTTGGGTAGATAAAAAAGCGAGTTCTTACAGCGAACAATACTTGAGTAATTATAATTCTAGTGCTGTCCTATGGCGCTCTGGTAGTTCAAAAGCCAAAGAGATTTGGGAACATTTTGAAAAGGACATGGACTATTATATGATTAAGTATTGGGGCGACGATAGATTTTTATGGCATGAGAAGTTTGATTTTAAGTGGTTTCCAAAAGGCGAGTTTTATTCTTTTCTCTATGGTGCAGACTACTACGACCCAGAGAAGAGAATTGTAGACAGATACCGACCAGAGTATACAGTATGTTTACTCAATGGTTTAGATTATTTTCCAGGATATGATAAAAAATATGATGAACTTTCTAACAATTAAATGGGGTGACAAATATTCTGAAAAGTATGTGAACAATCTTTACAAAATGGTAAAGAAGCACTACACTAAAGATTTCAGATTTATTTGTTATACCGATGATGTAAAAAAGATTAATAAGAATATTGAAGTCGTTCCTATTCCAGATGACGATCTCCTGCATCCTAAATATTATTACGGTAAAGAAGAATACTGTTTCGATAGGGCAAAATTTCTAGTCTTCAATTCAGAAGAATGGATAGACTGTGAATATGAAGATCGATTCTGTTACTTAGATTTGGATGTGGTAATTCAAAATAACATTGATGAAATAGATGATCTGGCCAAGAAGCCTAGAATTGCACATAGTTTATGGCAACCAGATGGTCAACTGGACGAAAGATTCTTCATTGAAACTCGGGGCACATACTACAATTCCAGTATGATGTTGTGGTCATACGGCCAGTGCCAGCATATATATTATGACGTTTGGGAAGAAAGCGAAATCATTTTCAAAACTTTCTTTAAGGGAACAGACAACTACCATTTCTGGAGACAAAGAGACTTCTGGAAAAACATTCCAGATCATTGGTTATATTCTTGGAATAGAGGAAGATATCATCCCGGCGACACAGATCGTTTCAAGTTTAGGGATGATGCTAAAATCTGCCTGTTCAATACAGATAACGTACCTCATCCCTCTACGAAAGATCACGTAGAATTGGCAGAGTGTAAGGATAAAAATATTATTAGATTGTGGAACGCAAAATGAAAATACGAGTAAATTACGTTTGTTGTAAATGGGGCACCAAATACGATGCTGAGTTTGTCAATCGTCTTTATAGGATGGCAAAGAAGCATACTCCAGATAATTTTGAGTTCCATTTCTATTGCTATACCGATAATAGCGAAGGATTTGACGAAGAGATTAAAGTCATCGACTTTCCAGACATTCCCGACATTCATCCCAAATACTGGTTCGGTTCAGAGGATTTCAAATACGGTATGGCACGTTGTTGGGACAGGCCAAAGACGTTCATCTTCAATACACACAACTTCGCAGACGATAAACCCACTGGAAGATTTGTCTTTTTCGACCTTGATGTTATCATACAAAATGATTTGTCGCCAATCATCACTTATGACCTAGAGAATCCCACCAAGTTGCGTTCATGGTGGCAAGACCCTCGCCCCATGAAGTCTCGTAACTTTAAGTTGTCACATGGTGCATATACTAATGGTAGTTGCATGGTGTGGTCAGATGATCAGACCGAATGTATTTGGCAGGATGTCCTAGAACATCAAGAGCGTATTTGGTTTACCTTTACAGACGGCACAGATAATTATCACAGTTGGCGATGGGGCGACTTTAGTAATACTCCTCTATGGAAACATTTTCCTAATACCTTTGCATACTCATACAATAGAGGTCGAGACTGGCAAGAAGGTGATTTAGAAGTCGCTAAATATAGAAAAGACTGCATTCTTTGTGTATTCAACGTGGACTTATTGCCGTTTCAAGACAATCACAGAGGTAAAGTAAAACAAGAAACGCTCGTTGATCCAGACTTATTAGAACATTGGAATATTTAATGATTGATATCTACACAGTGAAATGGGGATACAAATATGGTCCTGAGTATGTCAATAAATTGTTCGAGCAGTGTAAGGAGCATATTACGGGTGAGTTTGAATTTCACTGCATAACGGAACATGAAGTGGGATTGAACCCAGAAATAATCATTGTTCCTTTGCCTACAGACAACTATTATGAGAAGTGGTGGAACAAGTTATATTTGTTTGATCGACATTTTATTCGTAAACAGGGTGAGAAATTATTCTTTGATTTGGATATTGACATTCAACAAAACATCGATTGTATCGTTGAACATGATCCAGAAGATAAACTTACTTTCATTCGAACTCATTGGCACAACCTAAACAAAATGAAAATCGATACTAAAGATATTCCTCATAAGTATACAGACTTGAATTCAAGTGTGTTAAGATGGAATGACAAATTAGATGTTGATAAAATCACCAAGTTCGTTAGAGATTACCCTGACCAGATGTTTTATTATTATCGGGGTCTCGATAACATGTTCGGTCATCAAAGAGAACGTCTTTTAAAAATAGACTATTTTCCAGACGGCTGGGTATACAGTTATAATTATGGGTATATGTGGCCTGCCGATACTAGAGAACAAGTTCTCAGAGAACAGCCACTAATTTGTTTGTATGATTCAATGGAAAGACCACAAGATGCTAAACTATAATTTTTTGAATAATTACCGTAATTGGGGTGAAGGTCTAGAAAAGATCAGCCATGAAATGCCATGGAAGCATGAAGATTTTCGTAAGTCTTTAAATCCTAATACGATGGATGCCGCCATTTGGTTAGTTGAAGAACTGAAAAAACATGTTGACTTTACCAAAAAACTTGATATAACAATTCTAAACTCTTGGCTAGGATTTCCTCTTGTTCCACTGCTATGCGAAAATCTAAGTGTAAAGAAGTTGAACCTAATTGATATTGATAAAGATGCCTTAGAACTATCTAAGGTTTTCAATAAGTATTATACAGAAAAAGATATCGAACTCAGCCACCTTAATTGGGATGTACCCTTTGCATACCACGATATCAATTCGCTAAACACAGATGTGGTAATTTCACTTGGTTGTGAAACCATGTACCCTTTGAAGAATATGACTACTGCAAATTCAGATTGTATTTTTGCGTGTCAATCATCTAATGTGTTTCGCGAAATGTATGGCATCAATTGTGTTCCGACCCTTGAAGATCACATAGAAAATGTCGGGGTTAAAGACGTTCTGTATAGCGGAAACATTAATCAGTTTTATTGGTCTTGGGATGGTAAAGTAGACTTTGATAGATTTATGGTCATAGGAAGGAAGTAATATGGGAAGAGCGAGAGTTGTTGCACCTCCACCCGAGGATTATATACCAGAACCTTTAGTATCACTACCACCTCCTCCTGAAGAAATAGTTGTTGAAGAGTGGACCAATGGAAACTTCCAAGAAGAAATTATTGAAGTTGAGATTGATGAACCTTCTCAAGAAGAACTTGATAGAGAAAAAATCGCTCAAGAAAAACATGAAGAATTACAGAGACAAAAACTTGCAGTAGAAGAAGAAACAAAAGTGGCAGCAGAAACAGTTGCTAAAGCAAAAGAGATTTTAGAAAACCCTCCTGTGAAAATTGAGACAGTAACAGAAACAGTTATAGAAACCGTTCATGTAACAGATCCAAAATTACTAGAAGAGTTGCAAGCAATTAAAGACGAAAATGAAAAACTTACCAGAGAAAAAGAAGTGGCAGAAAAGGCAAGGGAAGATCAGATTGTAAAAGCGCGACAACAGGCAACTGACAGACAAGTCACTCAGTTGAATATGGTTGAGGCAAGAAAACCTACTTTACTTAGTAAAGTAAAAGATTTCTTTCGACGCAGAAGAATCAAACTTGCTACCGTTTCTCAGGCGAACTACGAACAGGCAATTATCTACCAAGCATCGGTTGCCGTTCCAAAGATGCTAGACGAAATTGAAAAGATGCACGAAAGTTTGACTATTCTAGAAGAACTTCTAGCGAAAAACAAAGAACGTCAAAAGATTAAAGTTCGGTGAAATCTACACCCGTAATATCTTCAACCATTGATTTCCAGAGGTCCTCATGGGGAACGACATAACCGAGAGTGAGGCGCTTGCTTCGGCTCCCAGCACAGTGATAGAAGACCTTATCAGTCTCACTACGCCTACCGAAGTAACCGACCTTGACAGACCAACCCTTGGGGTCCCAAAGAGTGACCATTTCTTTTGTTATTGGATCTAGATACCTAAAGTAGCCGCCATTCTCTTCTGTATTATAAGAAAGAAGAATGTTGTAGCCGCTTGCATTCCAGTTTGTGTGCCAGCCCATAAATCCATTTTCTGGATAATAAACATGAACCGCATTGTTTTTGGCACCTAGAAACGAAATTAATTCACGATTGAGTTTCTGTTGCTTCTCGCGGTGAGTGGTCGGGACAGAATCTACCATTCCGATATCACAACAGAAAGCGGTTTCTGGATACCCCTCATGTTCACCATCTTTACCGACTAACTCATTCATATACTTTTCAGAAGTGCCAGTGTCGATATCAAATCCTCGACGCCTATCTGGCTCTCTCAATTTGTCGTGGTCTGTTTGTGAGAAGAACCACTCCGCATAAGGAGTAAGAATTTCCAGAAGTTCTGGATTAATATTTTTAGAAACCTTCATTATTTGTCCAATACGGATGACGGCAACGTGTAGTGATAGATGACAATCTCTTGTCCTTGCAATTCTTCTTGTTTGTACCCGATGACAAAATTCCACCTTGCATCTGGATCAGGAAATCTTCCTGTTTTTACACCCATATCCCCGTATGTCAATAAGCGCCACATTGTAAATGTGTCCCACTGTAGTGCTTCTTTTGGATAGTGTTGTCTATCATAACTAGGTTCATTCTGCTTACAATATTCGCCCCACCAAGCGCCCATCAATTTCAGTGTTTGTGAATTATTGCGGTAGACGAATAGACCGCAATGCTCGGTCATTTCTTCTGTATCAGATAGCTTTGTTAGGGCTGCATTATATGGACGATTTGCTGTAAAAATCACATCTATATCATCTGGAATCTGATCAAAGATTTTTAGAATATCGTCGTGTTGAACTTCTGTATCACAGTCCATATAAACTGTCAAGTCATATGGAGTTTTATCTAGCGCCCAGAGTTTGGCTCTCTTGTGATATGGAACACCATCTGTAATAATGTTCTCGAAGATTTCTTCATCACCTGGTTCTATCCATTCTGCATGAGTGAATAAAGTAATCTTTGCTTCTGGCCAATAGTCTAGAAGTGATAGTGCAGAGTTTTTCGCGGCTCTATAGTAACCTCTACGAAGCGATGCTACATAAACGAATCCGTTATTCTGCATTCTTTTCTTCTTCCATGATCAGCATGGTAGCATATGCCATAACTTCAAGCGCAGACTTCGATCTACGTATCTTAGTTTTCATTACCTTGTTAGTTGAATTTTTGATGGTAAGAACTTCGAAGGCTTCTAACTTAGCTTCGAAAAGAGTCTCATCTTTACGGCGCTGTAGATCGACCTTCGATCTTTCCATGCGCTGGCGAACTTCTTCGGTGCGGCGCTCTTCGCGAAGTCGAGTATTTTCATCAATATCTTCTTCAGTAAACTTTTCCATAATAGCAATATAGTCTGGATTGCCACCTTCACCCGACACAGATGCTGGCAGTCTCTTACCATCTGGATAGATGATAATTACCATTACTTGCTGTAGTTCTTTATTTAGCCAAAAGGGTTCTTCGTAGTCTTTTGTTTCGGCAATGATGGCCGAATCCAATACGATGGCGTCTTCATTCACAATCATTCAACTCTCCATAAAAAGAAATAATATAAAGTATATAGTATAGTTTAAGCGGTACGAATCCAAAGAGATACTGTTGATACTGTATCTTTAGTTGCTTGAATTGTATCGCCCGCATATGTACCAGAATATGTTCCAGAATAGGTTCTAGAGCCAGAATACCCACCCGAATATGTTCTTGAACCGGCAAATGAGTTTGCATATGTGCCAGAATAAGTTCTGGAGCCAGAATAACTGGCGGAGTAAGTTCTAGAACCAGCAAATGAACCGGCAAAATTTGTTGGTTCCGATACATATCCTGCATTCGAATATGTTCTGGTACCAGCAAATGTTCCGGTAAAATTGGTTGATGCTGATACATAGCTGGTTGAGTATGTGCGCGAACCAGCGAATGTACCACCAATAAAACCACCGTAATATAGAATATAGCTGGCAGAATATGTTCTAGAACCTGCAAAGGGTCTAGTCCCCGCGAAGTTGGTTGCATAAGATCCAGAATATGTTCTAGAACCTGCAAACGTTCTAGTACCAGAGAAGTTAGTCACATAAGATCCAGAAAATGCTCTAGACCCAGCATATGTTGTGCTGTAAGTTCTGCCTCCGGCAAAGGTATTTGTATATCCCGCCGGGGTATATGTTCTAGTTCCAGCATATGCTGCATTAGAATATGTTCTGGTACCACTATAGGCGCCGGTATAGTTTTCAGACGCGACTTGTTCACGAGTATCAGAAGCTGAACCCATGCTAACCCAAGTACCAGGAGATGGCGATGATGCTTGGATCTTATATGTACCAATACTGGTGCTGATAATACGATTTCTGAAATAAGGAATCATTTCCTGAATTTCAGTATCGGTCATTTGCTTTACGTTATTGCCACTATATGTTTTCAGTGGACGAAGATCGGCATTCGGTGATGTTGTAGCCGCAGTCTTCTGCCAAATATAATAAGTTGTGTTACCACCATTTGCAACATCGGTGATGGTGTAACGTGAGGTCCATGTACCGCCACTTGGCGCCGAGCCAGCAAGACGATACTGTCCCGCAGTATACTCTGATTCAGTAACCATTGCTGTGACCGCTTGGTCAATAATATCATTGCGGATCTGAGCGTCTGTCATTTGCTGAATTGCAGTGTCATATTGCAAAGGACGGTTTGTGATTGTACCAGCATCCTCAGCAGTAATTTGCTTTGCATAATACGTTACGGTGGCTATAGCACCAGTAGCTGGGTGAGTACCAGTCGCTTCTGTTCTATCCGTATCAGCAAAAGTGCCGATTGCGGTACCAGAAAGTGCGTTTGCTGTATCAATATTAAGGTCAGCCGTATTAGAACCATTGCTTGCCGCGCCAGCAAATCCTACTGTGATTTTATTTGCAATATAATTTTTGACTTCCGTATTTGACATGGTCTGCAAACCCTGAAAGTTTGCAGAAGTAATCGGTGTAGCAGATGCTTTGAGCTTTAACGGGTTCATTTTTTATAGCCTTAATTTAGTCTAGTGCCGCTCGAATCAAATACCAACAGAGGTGTAAGTGAATACCAATCTGTAGCATCCTTAGCAACAAAAGTGGCAGATGATCCAGCAGCCACCGTTACAGCAACGTTAACCGTTCCGCCGTTAATCTTGTCTGATACGTTTGGATAAACTAGTAGATTTGTTGCAGTAGTATTAACAAGTGTATAGGTCAACGAGGCTTCGGCTGTTGGAAGTTTGACACCTGCTCCAGAACCCACTGTAGTGATAATATTATAAACATCCGAAAGTTCTGTTGCTCCAGACTGGTTTGTTCCTGCCGCAGAAACAGTAGCCGAGATGGAAGGCTTTAGATCGCCCGTTAGAGTAAGATTACCAAACGTGGGATTAGACCCGGATTCATACTTGTCAGTATTCAGATTGTTGAAGTTATTATCAACTTCGGTATTTGTAAGTGGCGACCCCTTTACGGATCTAAGTGTAATTGTGGCCATATCTATCTACCTTGGTTCTGTAATATTTGCTGCAACAACAATTTGATATCTAGCATCTCTTGTTTCACACTATTTATATCATTTTCAAATTGTCGAAGCTGATTTGTTTGTTCTCGAACTTTGTTTTTTCTAGCTTTGTATGCTGATAATCCAGCAACATCGGTAGAAATAATGGCTTTTGAATGGCCATCTCTAACATATTTAGTTGTGTCGTCCAGATGATATCTTTGTCCCATGTTATACCTGTAGAGCTATTGCACGAAGTTCACGACATTTTGGAACAACACTGGTTTGATTTGAAAGAAGAACTACTTTAACTGCGAAAGTTTTGTAGCCCGTGTAAGTTACGCCGTCAGTGGTATATTCCAATACGCCATCACCATTCAATTCGGTCGATGGAATATCATATGTATACTCAATGAAACTGGATGAAGTAACAGTCGGCGGAGTAGTTGTTAATTCGATCCAATCTTTTTCTTCAAACGGTGCTGGATCACTTTGATGTAGGAATCTGCCATATACCTTTACATCTGTTCCATTTGGAACATACTGACTTAGATATACTCTAAGGTCTTCTGCTTCCTGCCCGTCATCTAGAACAACTTGACGAGAAACATACTTAGACCTTGCTTCACCGATACCAATATCTTCGTCTGTTGCATCATTGTTAACATCATTTGCGATTGCAATCATAGAACATTTTCTAAGGTCGATAACAGGTGAAACCGTAGAAGTCTGTGATGACATGCCCAGTTGAATTTTAAACGACTTATCTCCGTCGAGATCGTTTTGCTCATTTGAATATGAACGAATAGCCGCATCGATAGTCAACTCTGTGGTTTTATCTGGCACAAAATTCTCATACGATGTCGATGCTTCTGTTTCGGAACCAGTATTTGCCGTGGCAGAATACGAAAAAATAAGTTGACATGGAGTATGATCCATATATGCAAGATTTGCACCCAATGCATTCAACACTTTATCCTCAAGTTCTGCTATTAGAGCATGAGAAGTGCCGTTGCCTACTCGGTCATTGACAGTGAAGTTCCCGCTCTCAACATAAATCTTAGCAACGTTGTATAGAGTATCGTAAGTATGAGCAAAGCCGGAATTGAGAGTAACACCGATATTTACATTCGATCCACCAGTCATAGTCAAAGTTGGATTGCTGGTATATCCAGCGCCGGGATTTGTCACTGCTACATTAGTCACTGCACCGCCGGTAACAGTAACTGCAACCGTAGCATTGGTTGTTGCACCACCGCCCGAAAGTGTGCGGGCAACAACTGTTGTAACTGTGTATGTTAGACCGGTTAGCGTGCCAGCAGTAGTTACGATTGCGTCACCAGATTGAGTTGTCAGCGTGAATCCAGTAACAGCACCAACCGAACCTGTAACAGCAGAAACCTTATAGACAGTTCCTGTCGCATAACCAGATATTGTAGCAGTACCACCCAGAGTACCAGTGATAGTTACAAGATCGCCAACAACAAGTTTTGAAGCACCGCAAGTAAACTGGCCTGCAGTTCCAGAAACAGCAACAGTTGCGACAAGGGCACTACCATAACCAGTGCCTGCGTTGATTATATTAAACGAGAATCCATGAATTTTATCACCCGGAGAAAATTGAGAACTTGAGAAGGAATGAAATTTTGCGTAATCGATATCATGTGTATTCAGTGCGACCGTACCAGTTGTGCCGATTGCAAAGTTTGCTCTCTGTAAACTAAACTTAATATCTTCTGCCTGATATGCGGTCCAAGTTCTGTTGTTCGCGGATGTAAATAGAACACCGACATTAGGCTGCTCTGAAATACGAGTTGTTGTGTTAAGTTGGTTTTCACCCAATTCAGAAACCCAAATTTCATAGTTGGGATCATTACCCGCTGGCAGAAGAACAAAGCAATACTCGGTATTGTTTTGTAAGAATACGGGAGATGGGAAAGTAAACTTAGTTGACGTAGCACCATTTTCGGCATCGATGTTTACCTGACCAGGGGATAGTGTTACTTCACCGAAAGGAATTACTCTATCACCCGGATAACCATTTACCACTTCTCGTAGTTGCAGGGTAATAGGATTTGTGGTAGATTTTTTCTTAAAGTAGGTATCTATTGAAGTCACATAACATCCAAACGGCACCTCAGAAACCATAAACGTCTGTGCGATTGGATCGGGAGCTCCGAACCTAAAATCAAACATTGATAAGTCGAAGTCAAACATTGGTAGATCTGGCACAACGGGTGGTTCAGGTTGAACAACTGGCGGTGCCGGCGGTAGCGGAGCAGGATCTGGAGCAGTTACAGTAACATTAGTTACCTCAGTGACGTTATTGGTAACGTTGGTCACAGATGTATTATTGATATTTTGTGTAACCTGAGTGACTTCGGTAACATTTGTGGTATTATTGATTGTAGTAAATGTATTATTTACCACTGTTGTTTGAACAACACCAACCGCTCTTTCACCTAGTCGATTTGTTGTCGTATTGCTATCGGAAACCGATCTACTATCCGACAGATTTGAGGTTGCCAGATTAGCAACTCTTGTAGAAATAACAGTATCTTGAACGCTTTGTGATAAACCATTCGCAGAGAATGTCATCGAGGCAGCGGTAGTAATAAACTTGGGTCTGTTTTTAGAATCATCGGTAAGTCTGAATAGCTTTTCTCCGACGCGGAAAGTACCAGCAGGAATTCTGAATTGACCAAAGCATTCACCAGACGCATTTGTGATCAGTGGGTCGCCATAATCACCAGTTGCTAGTGATGTATTTTGAACAGAATTTGTTGCGCCGCTAACAACACCAGATAACGGACGACAATGAGCCTCAACAGTGGCACCGTCAAAGAATGGATATACACGAGTAAGCGGCTTCATTCTCGTTGCTTTAAACGTCACAATAATAGAACGCATAAACGGAATGATAGAAGTATTTGTTACTCTAGGACCAATTCGTTGAGTTTGTGTTTCCGGCGTTACAGTAAGTTGAACGCCCTGACGAGTTTGTCTTTGTTCTGTTGTCGTTGTTACGATAGCAATATCTTCTTGGAATAGAGTATCGCCTCGTATGGCAGTGTTACCCGCTGCCGTTTGTGTGTTTGTAGTAACTCTACCCGTTCCGGTATCTTGCCAATCTTCCCACTGAGTGCCCCATGCATCAGCAAGAGTTTCCCAAGCATCATAGTTACCATCAAAATTAGCAGAAATATCAGGAAGAACAGAAGTGTCTGTCCAGTTATCAACAGGAGGATCGAGGTCTATTTCACCGATATATGTGAACAGAAGTTCACCGGTGCAATTACGGAACTTAGATGCTTGTAACTGACTCATCATCGTAAATTCGGTATACGGTAGTGTCAGTAGATCGCCTGTTTTTGTAATATTAGACGAGTTTGCAGAATCATACTGTAGGTCCACATTTTCCATGAAGAAGAATGGACGCATTTCTTTTGCGTTTGGATCGATAGCAATATGGTATTCATTACTTAGAACATTACCGACATTATGTCCGGTGAATGCATCTACAAGAATACCGTTCTTAAAGCGATCTAGGCCGTTGGTATCAGTAATACTCAAATCACTAGCAGATTTTTCTAGTAAATTTAGCGAAGTGTAGTATTCCAGTCGATTTAGTCGCTGTTCTAGCTGACCAATATCGCGCATTGTATAACGACGATTATCAATTGCCTTATACTTAATTCCATAATCCGGTCTACCCACAGATTTAGCAACGTTGGGTGCCAGAGAAGGATACGGAGGAATGTCTATAACCGCGATAGATAAAGAATTCTCCGGTTCTACTGGTTCAAGTGGACTTAAAGAAGATACACCATATACAGAGGAAAATACACCCTCGTCGTCCATAACAATTCTATCTTTACGTCCCAGATAATACTCAATGTCTGTAGTAAATTGTTCTGTCGGGAAAGGTGTTATAATAGCTGCGCCAGTAGGACCACTAGGTGAAGAACCTACTGCAGGATTAACTGTCGCTGAGCCAGGGCTTGTCGTGAATGTAATAGTATCATCCCAGCGAGGACGAAAATCTAGTGTGTCGCGAAGATCATATGTGACCCCGGAAGTTGTAGAGGTATAAATTGGAATTTGTTCTGTGCGAATTTTGCCCGCTGGTGTAGTTTCGTCATCTACAGGATATGAATCAACGGTGTAGAAGTTGTATACAGTAGATGGAGAACCGCCATGAGTAAAATAGTCAAACGTGACAACCAACTTTTTATCTGTTAGCGTAAGACTTGCACCTGGTTTTTTAACAATTCTGGCGTTTGCATAGAAGCCGTCTCGCTGACCATTATCGAAGTTAAACAATGAAGTTACATCTGTTCCGCTTGCCTGAATATCTGCCGCGGCATCATCGAAATCACCGATCTTGACCGTGCGAAGTTTGTAACCATCAGACGCGCCTAAATTATATGTACCTGTGGTGTTGCCACTATCTTCGGTATCTAGAACAACTACGGCGCTTTCTTTAAGTTCTTTAGTTACTTTATTTGCGCCAGCAACTTGTACCTTACAGTGAACGCGAATGTTTGTGGCCGCGCTGATTGCTCCAGGGAAAGTTATTGTAATCTGTGTTCCAGTATTAGTTACAGTTACACTAGCAGTAGATTGTAGATTTAATACTGAACCAATTTCATATGCCACACTATTAATAGTGCAAGCGGCCTTGGTAGTAATTAAGATATTATCTAGAATTTCTGTGTTAGTCAGTGTTCCAACAGTAAACGGAAAACTCTCAGGTGAACTTACCGAGAATGTAATAGTGTTGCTGCCATCAATAGTGTCATCAAATTGTTTGCTATAGACAAAACTATTGTCAACAGAAACAGGATTTGTAGTCTTCAATGCTCTAGCAGGAAACTTGAAAAGAAGACTGTTAAATTTGCTTTCGTAAATATAAGCCTTACTATCGACGAGAACAACATCCGCATGACCATCGGCAGTGGTATCATAGTAAACGCCCTTAACATCTTCAAAGTTAAATGAAGATGTCATTTGAATGTCGTAGAGATACATGCGGAATTGCGTATTATATGCGCCAGGTGTACCAGTCTCGTGAACGATGTGGCGAACTCTAGCTGTACCGATTTGCGATCCTGGTGCCGCCGTGGCAGATTGTGCGCCACCTGTTGGAGAACCAGAAGTACCAATAGCATTTGCGGCAGTGCCGCGAAGAGATACGGTATCACCCGCTGCAATATCCCAGTTACCGCAGAAGTTGTCAACTAGAATATAGCTACCAAATGCAGTAGAGATAGGAACTTCATTTACAACCTTTGTTGTATTACCTTTCGGAACAACTACATATTCTGTTTGTCTAGTTTCGTATGCATAACCGCGAACATATGCTTTACCTGCTTCGATACCAATTGCTAAAAGTGTCTCGTCACCACCGGCTGCGGGGGTTGTCGCATTATATGGTATTAGACCACCATTGGTTCCGGTGTCGAGATGTTCCTTGATTAAAATAGGAAACGCTTTTACAGTATAGTTGCCCGATTCATCGAAAGTGCGTTTTGCAAGATTGCGACCAAGGTCGGCATAAATGCGGTCTTCGCTCATAACATTTTGTAACTGACCAGCAACAACTGTTATATACTCAGAGAACTCGTCGCCTGGCGTGGCATCAAGCGCATATTTAACCAGAGATGCGGTCGTTACATATCTGTCGGCACCTGGCGCGGCATAGTTGAATGTACCTTGTGCGGGATCCAAAAGATCGGGGTCAGTTTCATGTGTGACGATACTTTCTACAATCTCAAAACCAATTCTAAAATAGGGGTATGCATTATATTTTAGTAGTTCGAGAGTAGTTTTAGTAAAAGGAAGAAACTTACCATCTAGAAAAATAATACCATCATCTAGAGTTACAAATGACCCTCTACCATAATAATAGTTGCCTTCTTCAAAAGTATCATCTACTACAAAAGTATCGGTAACTTGATCGCCAGTTTCAGATTCTATTACGCGAATTGTTTCACCGGGAGAAAAGTGAACTGCGTCCGTGGATCCATCACCCGTAAGATATCTTAAATAAAGTGTATTAAGATCGGGTGAGTCCTCCTCCGAACCGCCGCTCACATAAATAATTTCTGCTTGTATCGAAGATGTTAAGCCAATTACTTTAGCACCTACATAATCCTCAATATCTTGAATCAAAAATCCAGAAGCATCTTCATCTAGAACTTTAATGAAGTCCCGTGCGGTGTCTAGTTTGAACTCACACCCGGTAACTACAGACCCATTTTTAAAAACATGGTTGCCGAATTTTCCAACCTGATCCTGAAGAATAGATTGAAGTTGTGTTAATTCTCTTGCCTGAACAGCATAACCCGGCTTGAACAGAATTCTATTGTAATTGTTTGCAATCGCATCCGCAGCATCATCATAATACGGGGATACATTTAAGTCCAAGGCCATGTGTAACTTCTCTCTTAAAAGTTAATAACTGTTCTAATCTTTTCTACTTGATCTGCTTGTCTATTAATGGGAAGGCGATTTTCTATATAAAGAATTTCACCTGTAGTATTAATAACATCCGGACTAGTTAGACTATTTATAGTCAATCCAGTAACGCTGGTTCTATTATTTGTCAAAACAGAATCTACTGTGATAACTGAAATCACGGGAAGAAGATATACTTCATCTGTAGCTTCTTTAATCTGAGCAACAATAAATCTTCCGCCACCGTCTGTCGAAATGGAATCATCGTTTGAATAAACGGTGGTATCATCAACTGTAATTACATAACAGGTAGTGCCAGTGTCTGCCATAAAATTAGCCAGTTCATCGTCCAATGGATTTTTAACTATACCAAGTTGACGATAATCGTTATTGTAAAAATAATCAGTTGTGTCATTTGTCAAATTGACTGAAAGACAAACTGTTTTGGCATAAAGTTCTTTAACAGGATTTGCGCCATGTCCATAATATGGGGAAACAGTTGCAGTGGCGGTAGCACCAGAGCCAAAGCCTAGAATATTATTAAATGATATCTCTGCAAAGGTATATCCTGTACCCGGGTTAGTAACATCAACACGTTCAATTCTACCCAATTCATCTACAAATGCCACTGCTTCCGCGCCAGATCCGTCACCGGATATGGTAACAAGAACGTCTCCTGAAGAATAATTCTGTCCAATTTGCAGTAAATTAATTCTATCTACAGTGCCTGGAACTGCGGCGGCTTCAATACTTTCTTGAACCAGAGATACTGGAATACTACCTAGAGATACTTCTGCGGTAGCACCAGCACCCGTTTCATTATCTACAATTTCAATATATGCAAATGAATAACCATAACCCTGATTGGTGATGGTGATATCTGTAATTTCATCGTCGGTAACTACAGCCACAGCCGTAGCTCCTACCCCGTCACCCTGGATAAGAACTGTTGGCAAATCTTCTGAATCGTATCCTGTTCCTCCAGAAGTTACGGTGATATCATCAATTTCACCGTTGATATCGTATAACGGAACACCTACTCCTGCCATCTTACGAACTGGAATAAAATCTGGAGTAAGAAACTTCAATTGATCTGATGCTTCGACTCTAAACATGTATTTCCACACATATCCATCTGGAAGTATGAATGCATTGGTAACATCTGTGCTGTTAGGTTTATTAAAACTGGGCGTGCCACCGTTATTATTTAAACATTTGTATACGCGCATATCATCTGTCAGGACATAGAAGTCCTCGGTTGACAAATCATCTACATCATCGTAATGATCATAAATGGTACCAGCTACCCAATCGATACGACGAATCATCATAACAGCATCCGAAGCTTGGACACGCTTAACAAACATCATATTCCTATGTGTTTGGCTATTATAAGACTCGGTATCGAGTGGGGTTTCTGGTGTGCCGACAACTGGCCATTCTGTGGTTTTACCCACAAAGAAATAAAAGAAGTCGTTCTCGTTAACTACGTCACGATAGAAACTTCTTGCTAGTTCATTTCTAGCCAATGTTCTTAGCAATAGAGCCACAGTTTATTACCTATTATTCTACAGTGACCGTCCAAGTGATTGTCATCGAGTCACCTGCAGCCTTGTTGATAACTGCAAACTCGGTACGGCAAAGCATTGTGCCCGCCGAAGAAGCGTTGAAAATACCTGCTTCTGTAACAGCACCCGTGCCGGTACCAGCTGGGAATGTAGCAACATATTCTACGGAGTTGCTTGTAACTGTTGTAGAAAATAGCGTGACACGACCCAGTTGTGTTTGTAGGGCTGTATCACCTGCGGCTGGATCGTTTGTACCCGAGCCGATTGCCATGTGAGTCATTGCTGTTTCAGTGGCGTCCTTCATGCGTGATGCGATGTAGTCTAGGCCCGCGTCAACAACGAGGTTGGTTACATTAAGTTCTTGCTTAAGGTTGCCTGCATTGTCATTGACAACGATAGATAGCTTACCTGTAGCTGAAAGGAAATCCTTATTTCTCATGAGTATTATACCTTCTTCTTGTGTTAAATCGAATTGTTACTTCCAACGTAATCGCCTGCTTCATAAGCGCCGGAAGTGTAATCGTATGACCAGTAGTCTTGTGTATTTATATTGCCAATTTCGCTTACTGTGGAAGTTTCTACTAGATTTTTACTGATACTAGAGTGTGTGTCTTCCATAATATGTAGCGTGGATTGAGCAGCCTTACCCGGCTCAACGACTTCAATATTTTCATTGACGCCGTTTGGTAAACCATCGCTAGACGCCTTATTTACCGAAAGCGAATTACTGTCCGAGATAAAAATACCATCGGTTACTGTTTTAGTAAATGAAGTTTCCACAACATCCGTGATAATAGGATCATCGTCTGGAACTCTAAACACAGGAGTAATTGAGTCAATGGTTTCAGTTACAGTCACCGTCTCATTGATTAACTTGGTGATTACCATATATGGTATACTATCACCCGAGGCCACCGTTTCTGTTAGTCCTTTAGCCACTCGAATGGATGCAGTATCAATAGCAGATAGAATAATATCCGCATCTGTGATATAATCTTCGGCAAAATAATCGCCAAGAATATATGGTGCGGCGGTGTCAATGGTTTTATCAACATATTTGTAGAAGTGAGATGTAGAACTGTCTGACATACCCATAGTGGATTCACTAACGGTTCTCATGAAGCCGAAATAGATATCTTCCGAGGTAAGTGGAATATCAAGTAGTGTTTTACCGACATCAATAG